ACTTCAGAAGCACTCATTTTTTAACTCCTTGAAACAGGCCTATAAGGGCCTTGATGATTGCAGCAAAAACAGATTCGGGCTGCTCTTTTTCAGCGGGTACAGCGATGTGCATATCGGCAGGGACAGGCGTTAAAAACAGCACAATTTCAGATTCGCGGCGATTGGTCAGCCCTTTAACAACCTTCCCGCCCGCCTTGTTCCACATCCGGAAAGCAGCAGCAGCTTTGTCTTTATTGCCCGCATTCAACTCACGCAGGACAGTGGACTTAGCAAACGCCCCCGTCCCAATGTTGTAGGCCAAACACACACACGCACCGCGCTCATTTTGGTTGACCTTAGCTGTGATGAGCGCGTCCACTGTATTTGCGAACTTGTCTACGCCCTGCCTCAACAGGTCTTCTGCCCGTTCTTGCGTGATCGTCATACCCTTGGCTGGGGTGATGCCAAGGTCAGCCATTGCCGTCGTGCCGTAGCCGATAGTCCAGATACCGACGATGTCTTGATATGCCGTTAACTTGCAGCCTTCGTATCGCTTGATCAAGTCAAGCGTAGCTTTGTTCACGCTCATTTATGCATATCCCTCTGAATCTCATCTAACTTTTTAAAAATGTTGGTCAACCCATCCTTGATCTCTTTCAGCTCCCTGTCGTGATTTTCTTTGGTTAGCGCGAACTCAGTTTTGATGATGGCGAGATCTACAGCGTGACCTTGCGTCATTTTGTAGTGCATCCACATGAAAGCAATGATGGGGACTACCGCAAATTGCAGCAAGAGTTTTGCTAGTTCCATGATGTCCTCTTGCTGCATTTTATATCCTCACGCCACAGTGCCGTAGATTGTTCCAGAGTTTGTCACGGAAACGGTGCTTCCGTTCTTGGCAATAGCGTAGCCGCCAGCGCCGCCGAAGTTGGTAACGCTTGGATTGATAGCGTTACCTCCAGCAGCGCCCCAACCGCCGCCACCACCTGCTCCAGTATGGTCTGATCCGGGGTTGACACCGTTAGAGCCAGCGGCATTGGCAGAGCCACCTGCACCGCCATCCCCATCAGAGTCAGCGCCAGCGCCGCCAGTTCCGGGAAGAACACGACCGCCACCCGCGCCAGAACTTCCGCCGTCCCGTGTGGATGAAATGCCATCTAGGTTATATGCGCCGCCACCGCCACCAGAGCCACCGCCAATAGATGTTCCGCCAGCCTGACCAGTGCCGTTTCCGCCCGATGCGCCGGGACCGCCGCCGCCTCCGGGGGACCCAAGGTTAAAGCCGCCACGGTTTTGTCGTGCCTGACCCCCATCACCACCGCCCGCACCGCCACCGCCACCGCCGGAAATCTCGCCACCGCTGCTGGGCATACCCGCGCCACCGCCGCCGCCACCAGCAAAATACGCGCCAGCATTGTTTACGACAGACATCTGTGCGGTTGTGTATGAGTTTGTAATGGAGAGCGCAGGGCCACCAGCACTACCCGTGCCATTACTATTGTTCCCGCCAGCGCCACCCATGCCCATAACGTATCCACTGTTGGAGACAGCGAAGCCATATGGGTAGGAGCCATTGACCGTGAGGCCAGCAACCGAAGTGGATGTGGAATAGACATAAACACTAGCGTTGATGTTGATCTGGAAGTAGCTTGCACTGTTCCAACCAGCCGCAATCAGATAGGCGGAAGTGACTCCAAGGTTTGTGGTGTCAGCAGAAATAGTTACAATGAACTTTTTGGATGCGCCATAGAAGTCGCTAAAAGCCAGAACCCCGGATGTTGGGACATCTGTGTTATTGTCTGTGACAAATGCACCATTGCGATAGTACTCGGACATGCTGATGGGGTTTGAACCCCCAAACTCAGTTTGGAGTTCAGAAAACGATAGTGGTGATCCATTACCGCTAAACGGGAATCCCATTACGGCGTTCCAAATGCCGTGATATCGCCAGCAGCGATAAACGCCCCGTCGCTTTGCAGCCTAAACTTAGCTACACCGTTGTAAGCAAACGTGAGGTTCGTTCCACTTGCAACGATTGTCCAGCTTTGCGTACCACCGTTGACGGTGACAGTCCCTGTCGTGGTCGGAGTGGCAAGGGTGGGGGTTGTCAATGTTGGGCTCAACAGTGGAGCCTTCAAGTTCATCTGCGTCTGTATGGCGCTGGTGACGCCGGAGACATAGTTAAGTTCCGTGGTCGTCACTGCCGACACGTCAATCTTACCCGATGCGTTTGAAACGGCAGCGCGGGATGCCGTCAGGTTGCTTGTAACAACCGTTGTTGCAGCGCCAGTGATAGTCGCCTGACCCCCAAGGTTTGAAAGAGCCGCAGCGGCGCTGGAGGCCCCTGTGCCGCCATCTGCAATGGCTAGGTCGGTGATGCCAGTTATAGACCCGCCCGTAATGTTTACGCTGCTCATAGCAAAATGGTCAGTAAGGTCGGCCACAGCGGCGGAAACCCCTGATCCGTTGGAGTAGATAATCTTACTGTCTCCCGTGGCTACGGTCACGTTACCGCCAGAACCTTGCGTAAACACAATGCTTTGAGCGGTGGTGTTGTACACAAAGTAGATTTTTTCCGCGTCATTCGGATCAATCGTGATCGTATGGGTTCCGCTTGGAGTTCCAGCAAGAATGATCAAGGCGTTTTGGCCGTCAGAAACAACCGCGTTGGACGTGCTTAGGGTAGAGGACGTCCCCGACAAGGACAACGTAACCTGTCCGTTTGTCAGGATATCGATGATGTCCAAGTTGATGTTTACAGTATTGCCCCAGTCGCCCGACTGCTCACCGTCTCCGGGTTTTTCCAAGCCGCCGTTAGTTGTGTATGTACTCGGCATTGATTATCCTTACGCTGCGATGGGAACCCAGACAGTAACCGGGCTGGGGGTAACTGGTGTCCATGTATTTATACCATTCGGATTGACTTCCGTCCACGCCGAACCTGCAGAAGGCGACACTCCGGCCCAAACTGATGCGGGGGACGGAACTATGGAGGTGTATACCGTGTTTACAGAGGGGGTTATTTGCCCCCACACAAAAACATTGCCCACAGATCCGGTGGCCGATACACCCGTAACAAGAACCAAGGCGTCCGCTGCAACCGTCACAGAGCCAAGCGATGCCGTGACACCAAATCCGGTGACCGAAATTACCTGAGACAATAGGATGTTGACAGTGCCAAGGGCCGTTGTGCCTTGAACACCCGTTGGCAAAACAAGGGCCGTTCCTGTGGCGTCCACAGTGCCAACTTCGCCCGTGCCTTGAACGCCCGTAACGCCAACCAAGGCGTCTGCTGTAATCGTTACGGATCCAACAGAAGCAGTCGCCGAGACCCCGGTGACCAAAACCAAAGCCGTTCCTGTGGCGTCCGCAGTGCCGACTTGGCCCGTGCCCGTAACGCCAGAAGGCAGGACAAGGGCATCCGCTATAATCGTTACAGAGCCAACGGACCCCGCACCTTGGACGCCCGTAACGTCAACCACCGCTCCAGCGGAGATAGTGACGCTTCCAACGGAGCCTGTTGCGGAGACCCCGGTGACAGAAACAAGGACGTCTATGGAAACCGCAACAGAACCTACAGAGGCGGTGGCCGATACGCCCGTAACCGCAACAAAGGTTGTCGGTTCTCCTGACGATGATATCGGCGCTGAAGCTGTAGGGAAGAACCCAAGCATAGCACAAGTCCTCCTACGTTAAGCTGCGCTGTTACGGGTAAGGATACCGCGTTTTGATCTCTGCGACTAGGGCAAGCCACTCGTCCATTGTCGCTTCGCCACGCTGGGCTTTGAAGAACAACGGGTCGGATTCTTGGCGATAGGCTGCTGCACGAAGGTCTGATTGTTCTTGCTGTGTTGGGACAACTGGCAAAGGCTCTGCAAACGTCAAGCCATCGTAAAGCCAAGTTGGTCCTACGCCTTCAGGCAATAGAACCCAACCCTGCTCTGCGGCATAGTCTGCTTCTGCTAAGACAGCATTAATGACAACGCCATCTTCGATCACGCCATAATTGCTTACCATGTGTAAACCTCCACATATCCTGCACCGCCCGCGCCACCAGCGCCGCCTGTAAAGCCTGTGCGTGATGTTCCACCGCCACCGCCGCCACCACCTGGAAAACCACCAGCACCGCCAGCAGCACCATTGGTAGTTGTAGCAGAACCACCACCACCGCCGCCACAACCTGCACCAGTTGCTGCTCCACCAGCCGTGGGTGCGCCAGCTACTGATGTTCCAGCCGCTCCACCCCCACCAGTATTTTGGCTTGATATTCCCCCAACATATGGGGCACCCAGCACGTTGGAGGCACTTTCAGCGCCACCAGAACCTCCACCGCCACCACCAAATTGAGAATTAAAACCTGCGGTCCCAACGCCTCCGGCACCACCACCATAAAAACCATTTGAATCACTGCTTCCTAGGTAACTAAAAGTAGCTGAAAGGTCCCCAGATATAGCCCCTGAGTTATTTACATTACCTCCGTAGAGAAAAGATCCGTTCGAGCAAGTTATATATGTGCCAAAAGAAGATGACCCACCAATACCTCCGTTGGTGGGTGTAGCGGTGGTAGACCCTGCGGCACCAGTGCCTCCTGCGCCTACTGTTACTGAAACAGTAGCGGGCAATGCGCTTGCATAGAACCACTTCTCAAAATAAGCCCCACCACCACCACCATATCCGGCGGTTTTCGCAAGTGATGCTCCTCTAACTGAACCGCCGGAGCCACCACCACCAGCACCCCAAACACGCACAAGCACCAGAGATGCGCCAGAGGGCTTGGTCCATGTGCCTGACGCTGTGAAGGTTTGTTTGTTAAGCACGTTAGCCAGCACAAAAGCAGTCGTGGCAATCTGGGTCGTATTGGTGCCAACGCTTGCAGTCGGAGCAAGAGGCGTTCCTGTGAAGGTAGGAGATGCCAAGTTTGCCTTGAGGTTATCCGCAGTGGTGACAAAAGCCGTAGTTGCAATCTGGGTCGTATTTGTTGCAGCGGTGGCTGTCGGCGCAGTAGGTGTGCCTGTCAGCGCAGGAGATGCAAGAGGTGCGGGAACAGCACCATTGACAGTGGTGGTATTGCCGCCAGCGGCGTCGACGATTGCGTTGGCCTTGATCGTGGACATGGTTATACCCTTTCCGGCGCTACGGGCCAGACAACGTCATGCGGGAAGCCAGACTGCTGGGAGATGTCCAGCAAGGCACGACGATATGCTGCCCACTCTGCTTGCTTCTCTGCGGTCATGTCCGCCCAGCGCAGGGGGTTGGAGACAATGGGATCGACAGTGTTGGCGAGGATGGTGTTGCGCGTAGCGCGGGCAACCCTAGAGGCTTCCGCATCAGCCACTTCTTGTGCGGGAGCAACCCACTCAGAACCGCCCCAAGTGTGCAGTGGGCTGGGGCGAATAGGAACTTCAATAGTCCCCTCTGGATACGCCGCAAGGTGTTCATCCGTTGGCGTGGAGATGGTCTGCCAGTAGCCGTTAACGGGGTGATAGAAGCCGTGTTCCATTATGCCTGTCCCTCATACCATGATTGCAGCACAGACCCACTGATTGAGTAGTAGTAGCTTGGAGGAACAAGCCCAATGGCAGTTCCGGGGGCTATGTTTGTGTTGAAGATAGTAAGACTTGCGGACGAAGGACCTACAGAAAAAGACTGCCCGTTGTTGCTGTCCCTAACGGACACGAAGAGCCAACCAGTAGTAGTGTTTTGATAGGTTGTGCTATTTGCTCTTGATCCAGTTTTGTCAGTCAATGTGGCAGAAGCAAAACCCCGCGAGGTCCACGAAGGCGCTGCGCCTGAACCGCCAGAGGTGAGAACCTGACCAGATGTGCCGTAGTTAGCGCCGCCGATGCCGATTTGACCAGCGGAGGCTATGCGGAGACGTTCTGTGGCGGCAGTGTAAAGACTTACAATACCGCCAGTGCCACCCAGTTGACCAATCTGGAGGGTAGAGTTGTTTGCGGTTTGAAATATTCTCCCAACATCAGCAGAAGATACGTCTACAACAAGACCTACGCTTGCATCTCCAATATTGTTGAATGCGATTTCACCGCCCTCTCCAGAAGTAGCTCGTGCAGTAATAGTACCAGCTACATCAAGTTTAGTGCCGGGCGAACTCGTCCCAATCCCCACGTTGCCAGAGGAGTCGATACGCATACGCTCTGCGGCGGCAGTCCCATCCTGAATCCTAAACGGTCCACCATCTCCAGAAATAATTTGGTAAGTTCGACCAGTTGTTGCTGTTGTGTTTGCTAAGGTAACTGTGGGGTCTTGGCCCGCCGCCGCACTTCCAGATAAGTGCAACAAAGTGGTAGGTGTTGTGCCAATTCCTACAAGGCCCGCAGAGGTGACACGCATACGCTCACTGCCACCCGTAGTAAGCGCCACCGTATCCGCCGCTGGAAAGAACACACCTGTGTTGGTATCTGCACCCTGAACCGATGGGGTAGCAGCAGAGCCGTCAACCCCCGCAATGCCTGTCGTGCCGTTGATGGTGATGGACATTACTTAGCCTCCAGTGCGGGGGTCGGGACTTCCTCGTCTACGTTATATACCTTTCCGCCCTCATCTTGATATTTTAAAAATGCTTGGTAGTCTGTATTCGCGGGGTCGAAGGGGATGAATGCGTTGTCCGATAGACGCTGCACAACTTGCAGCCCCATGGTAAATTCAGGTTTCTTAATCAACTTATACATTTTAGAACTCCGCGCTCAAGTTGAAAGAAACACTAGCCGATGTGTTTGCGTTTGTTCTTAAAGCGGCCCCTTGAAATTCTAGAGATACGCCTTTTTTAGAAACTGTGATAGCTACCGGAGGTGTACTATGATGCCCTGTCATGGAGCCAGCAGTGATAACTATAGTTGGAGTTGTCCTCATTTCATACGACCACGGCAAACCACCTCTGTTAACGGTTGTGTAAGATGCGTCATACCCAGACGTAAACCAATACTCAGCCGTCCCAACATAGTACCGCTGGCACAACGCCAACTCCGTGCCATATGGCCTGTAATCAAAACTCGTGGCTGTACTGCCTTTTTCAAGCTGGACGCCTGTGATGTTTAATGTAGCTGCTGCGTTTGATACGAGACTAACGGACCCAGATGCTTTAAAAAAATTTGACGCTTGCCACGCATTTAATGTAGAAGTTGTCCAAGTAGAACCACCGCCCAAATCAAAAATCAACTCAAAACCAGTTGTGTTACCTGTTGCCCATGTACCTGTTGTATCGCCGGAAACCGTAAAAGAATAAGCGGCCCATGAAGTTGTAAGCGATACAGTTGTAACGTAGCTTCTACCGTTTGCGCCATTCCAAAGCGCGGCAGAGTAGGTTCCAGCAATACTTGCCTTTGCTTGAAAAGATACAGTTATTGTTTGCGCGCTGGCAGTGCCAAAGCCAAGATCGGCAACGTTAAAGCCTTCTATAATCTGACAAAAGCGGAATTGATCGCTTGCCGATGGTGTAGCCGCAGTTGCAACCGTGATTTTTGTAGAATTAACAAACCCCGCTGGCGCGTCTGAAACCTGTTGATAAGTAAGTTTCGATGCTTGTGTGCCTATCGCACCAAAACGGTCAGTTACAATTTGCGTCACTGCACTTGGGGTTACCGCCCCCCCAGAATTTCGCTGGTCGACCACCATAGCCCCGTTGATGATGCGGTTCTTAAAGCCATTGTAATTTACCCCCGTGCAGCTTGTCAGGATACCGCTTGCTGGTGTGCCAAGTGCTGGCGCTGTTAGGGTAGGACTGGTCAGCGTCTTGTTGGTCAGCGTCTGCGTAGCGTCAGTGCCGACCAGCGTGGTGGTCACATCAGGCAGCGTGATCGTGCGGTCTGTGTTGGTGTTAGGAGCCGCTATGGTGAGAGCGCCCGTGCCGGATGCGTTGGGGGCTAGGGTGATCTTTGACATTACACAATTGTCCAAACTGATCCGCTAGGGATGGTTACAACGACACCGCTGTTGATCGTCACAGGTCCGGCGCTCATGGCGTTTCTGTTGGTGGTAATGGTGTAGTTAGCCGTGACTGTCGTTTGCGTCTCAACAAAGACAGCATCAGTGCCGCCACCCGTCACAACCCTTGTGTAGATGTCGGTCATCGTCTCAGCATTTACTGCAACGTACACCACAGCGTTGCCCGTAAGAACCAGTAGGTTTCCTGTGCTTGATGACAGGAGCGACCGCGTCAGCGTGGTTCCAGAGCTTGCGTATACCCCGTTACCTATTTCAAAAGCAGTGCCATCCTCAATGACATAGGTGACACTGTTGCCGTTGGCTACACCTGCCGCAGCAAAGCTCTGAAAGCCAGATGATGCCGACCCAAGAGTAATCGTCCCCGTCCCCGTGGTCAGGGTGGTCATCTTTGCCCGGTTGACGAAGGTAGCCATGTCTAGGCCACCTTATGCGATACGGATGATGGCGTTTGTCGAGTCAGCGGTGGGGAACTGAACGGTGAATGTGCCGTTGGTGGCGGTCTTGTCGGAACCAAAGTCCAGAACACAAACAGCCTTGTTGGAATCCGTTGAGTTGTAGATCAACGCACCTCGGGCCGTCAGCGTAACAGTTGTAAACGAGATGTCCGCAAAATCGGTAAACGACGTGGTTCCAGTAGACGTCGGGGTGACGTTCGTCAGCGAACCGCCGCCAGCCGTATAGCTGCCCGTGTTTGCTACTTCGTTCGTTGCCGAGTATACCGTAGTAGTGGCGTCCAGAGTGGCGGTGCTTGTGTAGAGCGCCAGCTTAAAGACATCCCCCGTGGATGTGGTGAAGTTGTGGATGCCCTGAAGGAGTTCCACCTTAAAGGAAGTGCACATTGCTTGAGTAATAGCCAAGGGGGCCTCCTATTTCTGTTGCCCAGATTCAACAAGGGCATTGTACCTCGTAACGCGGTCTTTTGTAACTGCTTTTTTAGAGCAGTCCTTGCACCTACTGTTTGGCCCTTAGGATCATGCCAGTGCGGTATTCATCCGTCACCTGACGCGCTTCGCCCAGCAACTTCAGGCCCATTAGGGACTCTTGGAAACGCTGGTCGTACTTAGCCATCAAATCAGGGTCGCCCTTCATAAACACGTAGGCTTCGATCAGTGATCCGTACAACAGGGTCAGTTCGGCGTTGGTACTGAGCCATGTTGTTCCGCTTTCGCTGCCCGCCGTCAAGCTTGCAGGGCGGTAGAAGTAGTGCAGTTCCATTACGTAGGCGTAGTTGGGTGTTGGGCTCAGGACAAAGTTTTCGTTGTCAAACTGGGCGTAGTACTTCGGACCACCAGTGGTCGTGGGGTCTGGCGTGTACTCCTGCAGGAAGGTCACGTCCTTGAACTCTGCAAACTCCTTGTCTCCGTTTGCTCCTGTGTAGGACAGCGAAAAGGGCGCTAGGAAGTCCGAAGGGCTGTTTAGATACTGGTCTGAAACTGTGGCATTTGCCGTTGCGTTCTTGCGAAACAGCGTCAGTTGCACGTTCTTCAAGATCCTCTCCTCCGACAAGCGGATGAAGAGCGGAAGGTTGTTCACGAAGGTCGTTTCCGTGTTTTCCGTATAGTCCTGAATGGCCTGTTTTAGCTGTGCGTATGTAAAGCTCATGATATCACCACGGTAACAAAGCCAACGCTGCCCATCAATGGATTGAGAACAGCAACAGGGGGAAAGACGTTGTTTCCAACGGAGACGTAAACGTGACCCTCTTCCGGATCTGGACGGGGGTTCTTCAAGGCTTGCGGATCGGGAGATGCCTTGGGCGGAAAGAGTTGAGGATGCTTAGGATCGTATTCGTCGGGGCCAACCAAAGCCCCGGTCCATTCCTTCTTCATTTCCCGCAAGCGGTAGCGCTTGCCAGAACGGTCAGAAATGCCCCAAGCCTTTTTACCCGTTGCGTACATACGTCAGGCCCTCAAATAAGGTCTTCCGGGCTGCAGCTTGAGGGATACACGGTCTCTATCCTCGTCCGCCGCCCGCTGGAATTCTTCGTCGTAAACAGCCTTCAGTATTGCCATGCGATCAGGAGCCCGCTTCATGGCTAGGTAGTAGGAAAGTCCAGCCACCATGCAAGGCAAGAAACGGAACGGGATGTCGGTCGTGTTGGTCAACGTATCTGCATCCTGCATCCGGCGGACGTAGTAATAGCGGATCTGGTCCGTGGAGTTCTGCGGGCTGGCCCAAAGGTACATTGTCGGGGTGATCGTCCGGTCAAAGAAGAACTGGCTTGGACGCCCCTGCGTGGTCTTGTTGGGCAGGGTGAAGTATTCCGTTCGGCTAATGCGGTCGATCTGGAAGTCCGTATTGCTGCGACGCACAACGACATCAAGGATGTCGATGACGTCCTCAGCCAGTGGATAACTTGGATCCCCCGCCGTAACCGTGAAGGTTGCTTCGGTCACAGTCCACAGATTCAAGCCACGGTTGGCCCAATCAGCAAACATCAAGTTCAATGACCGACGAGCAGTACGTGCGTCATAGCCCGTGCGGACTTCAAGCCCGCACCGCTCATACGCCTCCTCGATCATTTCTGCGACGTCGAGGTTGAAGTCGCGTGAACCTGATGTTGTCACCGACGGCCCTCATTGCTGCGCTTTGTGCCGCCAACCTTCATGGTAAGCCCCATGGCCTCGGCCTTGCGCGGGCTGACCATGTCAGCCGACACTTTGCCGCCCTTCTTCATGCCCTTGGACACAGGACCGCCCATAGCCTTCTTCACTGTGCCACCATGAGCCATTTTGCCAACGCCATCAGCGGCAAAATCAGGAACTTTTTTCCCGCCCTTCATAACCATCTTAATTTTCCCGCCAGCCTTGTAGCCTTTGGTCTTCATCTTATTCATCATGATCTGACTCCGCATAGATGTTGTTAAAAACTTGGTTTACGTCCAGCGTGTAATCCAGATCTGACTTGCTGTAGTGGATATGCTGAGACGGTCGGAAGTCGGGAGCGCCTTCTCCCATTTCAAACCACGCAGGGTGAGACACCCGAACGCGGTTATTCGGAAGTGCAACGATGTTGCCCGTCCACTTTCCTGCGTCCAACAACTCAAGCACGTGGGCCTGTTTGTGCTGTGCAGGATCGTCAGCTACTTCTGAGTCCGTATAATCAACGGTGAAGTAGTACTTTGCGGGATACATCTTCCCGTCAATCTTAGCCATCCACGGCGATGGAGAACAACGCTCCAGCACATAGACGCTGTGTGTGGTAGACGCACAGTCCCACGGCTGCGCTGCCCACACAGGCATGGGCTCAGGCCACTCTTCAAGCGGCGTGTCACCGACAAGGGCGGTGATGGGCATCCTTGCCCACATCGCGCCACCATGCACATTTGGCTCGTCTGTGTCGTATGTTTCCGCGCCCGTGAACAGGATCTGGAATGACAAGGAGCGCTTAGGAAGGGTTGTGACCGCAATCGCCATAGCATGGATAAACTCACCATGATACTTGTCATGGTTGTGGGTGTACTCTCGTCTCACCCAGCACTTGAAGTGCGGTATATTTGACTGCAAGAACGCCATGTCTACTTCCTGAACTGTGCCGTCTTCACGGCGATCTTCTTCGGTTGTGCAACAAACTGTTTTCCAGACTTTGTGCCTTCCCGCTTTGCCTTCGTAGTCGCAGCATACTCTGAAGCTGTCAAAGACGCACGTGCTTTCTTGGGCAGGTATCTTTCCCCAGTGGCTTTTGAGCCTTGGGTAGAGTTCTTACCACTCTTGGTTCCCCACTCCTCGTCCCCCCACTTCTTTAGGCTTTTCTGCGGAGCTTTCAATCTTTGTAACCTCCGCCTTTAGCCTTGTATTGCTGCGCCAGCATCTGTGCCTTCCGCGCACTCCATTGGCCCGGAGAACCCCCCTTGCCGCCACCCTTAATACTCTCAAAGAGCGACTTTCGCATAGAGGGCTTGGTGTAGTTTCCAGCCTCGTTGACGCGGGACTTTGGCTTTGCCATCTTTTTCCCTCCGGGTTCGGTGATCTGTTTGGACATACTACCACGGTTCATGGGACCATGCTTTCTTCAACTATTGCGTTGTTCATAAGATCCTTCATTAACGCAGCGTATTCGCTTCGATAGTTTGGATCATCTGGGTAGATGCCGGATTCGGCCAGAATATCCTCTATGTACTGCCCAGCAATGCCCTCATCTCTCCATGCCGCATTGTTCTCGAACAGCTTTGCCATCGCGGGCACATCGCTAAAGCGCTCCGATTCTGGCATCCTCATGCGCGACTGCGCAAGGAAGGCTTCCATCTCGGTGGGCCTAGCAAGATATCGCTGTAGCTCGGGGGTGTCCCTAAAGTCTGTTGGGTACGCGCCGTACTTGTCTGTTCCCTCAAGCGAATTGATCCCGTGGTGGGTTTCGTGAAGAGTTGCGCCCAACATGGATTCTTGGAAATCATTAGAGTAGTCGTTTGGTATGGAACCAAAATCTCTGTACGGCTTATCCAGACTTTTTGAGTCTGGGGTCAGGAACATTGCCCCAACAGGGCTGTCTAGGAGTCTCCTAGCCATGACATCTTCTTCGGGACCATAAGTCTCAACCTTATTGTCGTTCATAGGGTCTGGGTAAAAAGCGCCCTCAAAAGGACTTATGTTGCTGTAGTCATCGCTAAAATAGTCGATAATTTGTTCTTGCGGTGCGTACCCAGCGACCGAGTTCACATAACTGTTTTTGCTGGAGGGATAAAGCAACACAGGCATGTCTTTTAGCTCTGGATAGTCTTTGTACAACAGGTCGTGGTTCATGACCTCGCTCAAAGGAACCACAGTAGCGCGTAAGGTTGATGCTGGGTCCCCATCCATGCGAGGTCCGGGCCTACGCAACTTTGCGTAATAGTCCGTTATGTTCTTCGGCCCAAAAGTTGCTTCGTTATCAGGCTGCTCAAAGCGGGGCATCCCAGAAGGGTCCATGAATATGCGATCAGCAGGGGCATCTGCCGCTGTCTTTGCCCTTGGACCAGCAAAGTACGCTTGCTGAAGATACTCCAAGCCCTTGGGGTTAGCCGTGGGCTTGGGCTTTCTTGTGGAGGAACTAGCGGCCATATCAGCAATTCCACGCCTTAAGAGACAAGGCCTTCCGGGTCGGACGGCCCTTTTCGTCCTTCATTGGCCCCGGCATTCCACCCATACGTGCGCAGAAGCTTTTGCGCCGTTTGGCATCTTTCTCGGTCTTTGGGTTCGGAGCCGGGGGCTTCAAGTTCATGCCTTGGGCCTTTGCCGAAGCTCTGCCCTTGGCGTTCAACCCGCCCTTTGGATCTTTGCCCTCTTTCCTCTGCCATGCCGGAGACTTTGCCATTGGCGTCCACCCTTATGAGTAGAAGGCTGTGACCGAGGTAATGTTTGTCAACGTCGAGATATATAGGTCCGACGTAAACACGATCCCCTCATCGGGGATGTAGAAATTGTGCGTAACGCTCGGAACGAGATCAACATCCAAGAGGGTTGCGCCCCCGTTGCCGTCGGTCATGGTCAAGCGCCCTGCCGTAGCAGTTGTCGTAACGACGAGCATACGAAGACGAGAGCGTCCAACAGTGAACGCCCCCGTTGCCGTGACCCGTTTTGATTTTACGTCAGAACCGGACATTTAAAACTACCCCTATTAGGCGTCGTAGCCGAAGATTTCGATCAGCAGACGACCTGCGGTGTATGCCGCATTCGCCGTGCCCTGACCAACGAGGTAGAGGTACTGGTTGGCAGCGATGTCGGTGCCAAAGACAGC